GTTGAATTAATTCACTTAAAAGAATTAGATTTACCACAATCTAACTTAGAGTTTGGACAAAACAAAAAATCTACTCCAGTATTCATGGTGTTTGACGTTTCTCCAATGTCTGATGGTTCAATGGTAAACAACATTAGAGAGGTACGTATGAAAGGTGCTCCTTCTATGACTTGGGGATACATTGATGGTACTCGTCACCACTTAGGTTTTGCTAAGTCTCAAGGTATGAGTTCAGCTAACAAATTCCCAGGATACGAGATCTGGATGAAAGACAGATGTGACGTATTCATTGAAGATCTTTCGAGAACTGTGTTGATTGAAGAAATCCCACAATTCTAATAAACATCAGCCTAATCAGGCGACAATAGGAAAAGTATTCCCCTCACCCTCCCAGAGGGGAACCTTTTCAAAAGAGTGATGAATATAGACTTCATGTTTATATTGCATTCCTTTCGATAGGGACACTCTTCAAATTATAAACCAATTATTAATTAAACTACATTATGGGCAAGTTAGGCAAAATTTCTACAATCAAGAAAGACTATTCAAATAATACACAATTGCAGACAATGCAAAGTGAGCTTTCAAGAAACAATATGACAAGAATTCCTGGTACAGGAGTTTTTAAATATCCTTATAAGGAGTTAGATGGTCAGTACAGAACAGGGTTAGATGCAAATGCTTCTTACATTAAGAGGATTTCAGATCCAACTGAAAGAGAAATGGAGATAGAAAGAGTTACAAAACTTCGTGAGAAATTAGAATCTGCATTAGGAGATATTGATTTATCACCAAGATCTAAATTTTGGAACTATGGATTATCAACTTCTACAGATGACGTTACACACGTACAACCTGTAAAATTATTAGATGGAGATAACTACTTTGATCTTAGCGTTCCTTTTCAGGAATTAGCATTTTCATGGTTAAGAGTTCACCCAACTATTGCAAGTTCTTATCAAGCTTGGGAAAGAGGTGAATATCCAGCAGATACACAATTCTACATTGTTGATGAAGATATTGAAAGTGGAATAGTATTCAAGAAAAAACAATTGATTAATAAAGCAATTGTTAAATTTGATAGCATGAGTCCTGAGAAAAAACGTAAAGTTGCAAGACTTTTAGGTTTACCAGTGACAGAAGATACTAAAGAAGAGATTGTATATAATCAAGTAGATAACATGTTAAAACAATCAGAGTTCAAATCTGGATCATTCCAAGGTTTAAATCCTGTTGAAGTATTTAACAGATTTGCTGACATGAAAGAAAACTTGTTACATATTAAAGATTTAGTTAAACAAGCAATTAATCACTCTGTATATAGAATCAAACCAACTGGTAAGATTTATGAAGGAGATTATGAAATAGCTTCAGACGAGGATTCATTAGTTAAATTCCTTGCTGATGATGATAATCAAGATGAATTAATTGTTCTTGAGCAAAAATTAAAAACAAAAAAAATAGCTGCTGTATAACATAGTATCTAAAAAATATAAAATATGATTCAAGTAGATAGTTTATTATATAAAATTGATCAAAGACTAAATAAGCTATCTACTAATGAACATCAACAAATTCAGCTTGAAGATAAGATTTTAGCTCTTAACGAGGCTCAGATTAAATTGATAAAGCAGAAAATTGATAACATTAGTACTGTTAGTCAAATGGGTCTTGATTCATTTAAAAAACGTTACGAAGATTTACAAAGTCTTGTAGTAGCGTATAATGATGGACAACTTCCATTAACATTAAAAAATGCAGAATTAAATCAATGGAAAGCTGATATTCATACATTAGAACCAAAATATATGTTCTATGTAGATTCATATGTTTTAGCTGATAAAGGAAGATGTAAGGATAGAAAGATTTGGATTAATAGAGATCTTGCAAAGCATGGTGATCTACAATTCATTTTGAATAACACTCATTACAAACCAAGCTTTGAATATCAAGAAACATTTAACTTTCTTGCATCAGATGAAATAAGTATATTTACAGATGGAACATTTATTCCTAAGAATATAAATATATCATATATGAGATATCCTGTATATATAAACAAAGCAGGATATATAATGTTCGATGGACAACCATCATTTGATCAAGATTGTGAATTAGAAACATATCTAGAAGATGAATTGTTAGACTTAACAGTACAAAATCTAGCAATGTACACAGAAAACCAAAGTGCTGTACAAAATGCAGCATATAGAATACAAACAAACGAGTAAATTTTTAACTTTAATAAATAAATAAAATGGCAGATTTTTCATTAACCACGTTATTCGTGGTTCCCAGTGGCGTTCCAATCGCTAGTGCTGGAGTATTGACACAAGAGCTTGATGGAAACATTGGCGAAGTAGGATTTTTTAATCCAAATTATGTAGCTGTAAATTCTGGAAATGTTGATAACTATCCTTATTTTTACGTAGCTCAAGGTAGAATTAACACTTATCTTCAAGGAACAAAACGTTCTGATAAGATTGCAGGATGTCCAGGTGGATCTTCTTGTAAATCAAATGTAATCGAAGCTTACAGAGTAACAGGATGTCCAACTCCAGTAAATCAAATTACTGAAGTTAGTGACTGGAATGTTCATTGTGGTGATGTTGTTACATTAACACTAAGAGGATTCTCTTCTTATCTTAACACATTGTATTTCAATGGATTCACACGTTCAGTAACTGTACAAGCACCTTGTTGTGAGTGTGATGGTAACCCATGTGATACAGTTGATACAAATGCATTAATTGATCAATTCATTGCTAAATTAGAAGCTACTTCTGATGTATATGGTCCTGATGGATTAGCAGCTTATGGTGGTATCAACCCTGATAACATTAGCTTATCTCAGTTCTATACATTTACAAATGTAGGTGGAACTATTTTAAGAATTGAAGGAAAACCAATAACTGTATATGGACAACCATGTGACGTTGCTGCTTTCCCATTCGAATTTGATAGACTTTGGTTTAGAACTTTTGTATACAGTGGTCCTGCAACTACAGCTGACTTTATTGTTGCTGATAATTGTAACATTGTTGCTGAAGCAGTAATTACACAAGAGTCTAACTTTGCTAGAGGATTGTCTACAGAAATTGCTCAATTAGAGAAAAACTTCTATAGCTACCAAGCAGGATATTTGAAACATTTATACAGAATGGCTGGTTACAATGGTAACTTCGAAAGCTGGGTTACTCCTGGTGCTACTTATGATACTTACTATGTTAAATTTAACGAGTATTACAAAGGTGCATACAACTGGGGTGATTACATCACAGAAGATTCTACAGTTATTATAGCTGCTGTTACTGGTTCAACTGAATCTACAACTGTAAACAATATTTTAGCTGCTGCTCTTGGAGATGAGTTCTTCACTTCATCTGGAGATTGTATCACTACAACTTCCACTACTACTGTAGCTCCTGCAACTACTACTACAACTACAGCACCATAATTAGTGAACTAATTAATAATTAATCAAAGGGGATGGAATTTTATTCCTCCCCTTTTTTATTAAAACAAAACAATATGCCATCATTAAACTTAGATATTTTAGTAGTTCCTACGTACAACACTTTGACTCTTGGAGTTATTGATGCTTCTACATATCCAACTACTCCCCCTAATGTAACATCTCCAACAATAGAAATAACTCCTCCTGGATTTAATGTTGCAGTTATTCCTTTTGATGTTGATAATTTTAATATCTTTACATCAGCAAATTTAGGAATTTCATCAGCAGGGACTAGTCAACCTCTTCCTGATGGTGTATATCACTTAAGATATTCTATTGCACCTTCATTTGTAAATTTTGTAGAAAAATCTATAATGCGTACAGATAAAATTCAAGAAAGATTTGATCAAGCATTTATGACACTTGATATGATGGAATGTGATAGTGCAATTAGAACACAATCTAAAGTGGAACTAACTTCTATATATTTCTTTATTCAAGGAGCAATTGCAGCAGCTAATAACTGTGCAATAGTAAATGCAAATAAACTATATAACCAAGCAGATAGAGCATTAACAGCCTTTATAAGAAATAATTGTGGATGCTCTGGTAATAATTATATAAATAATTTTAATTAAAATCAAATGGCAAATTGTGGAAATTGTGGTGCTAATGTTGGATGTGGGTGTCAATTAAAAGATGGCTTGTGTGCAGCTTGTCGTGCTGCTGCAAACAAAGCATTAAAATTTTTTAGATTATGTTAACACCTAGATTAACTAATTGTGCAGAATGCGAAGATGTATGTTCATTAATTGACAGTATTGACTGCAAGGTTGCAGAGATGAGTGTTAGCTTATACAACAATGTTGTATTTATGCTAAACAAATCTTTTAACCATGAAGTTCTTTCTGATTTATTGAACTATAAACGCATATTGCAATATAAGATATGTAATCCAAACTATGCAGGTCATTTCACTGTTAATATGATTGCTAGTAAAGTGAGAAGATTTACATCTGGATGTATAAAAGATTGTAGTTGTCGTACTTCTGGTGCAGGAATTATAATTACAACAACATCTACGAGTACTATTCCACCTTCTACAACAACAACTACTTCTAGTTCTACTAGTACTACAACCAGTACTAGTACCACTTTAGTACCAACTACAACTACTACTAGTTCTAGTAGCACTAGTACAAGTACATCAACTAGTACTAGCTCAACAACAACGAGTACCAGCACTACTGCAGTACCTACAACTACTACAACTAGTTCTAGTAGTACAAGTACCTCTACAAGTACCAGTACCTCAACTAGTACAAGCACTTCGACTAGCACTTCTACTAGTACTAGTACATCGACCAGTACTACAACTAGTACAACTACAATACCACCAACTACAACAACAACCACCACTGTAATTTATTCAGCAGGATTTTCTATAGGAACTGCAAATAATGCTTTAGCTTGTCTTGAAACTGTTCCAGTGATAACGTTATACTCAACTAGTTCTACGTTTGCTTTTGGAAGTTTTGTGTATGTTGACCCAGGATTAACAACTATATTTGTTGGAGCAAACCTATATTATAAAAATATATCAGCAAATAATGGAATTAGAATTCCTAATTCTGGACAAATTGATAATACTTTCTCTTGTTAAACTTTTAAAAAAATAAAATAATATGTCAACTTGCTCAAATTGTTATAATGGATGTGCTGAAACTATCTCAGATCAGTGCGTAAAATATACAGGAATAGATGTTCCTGCTCTTGGTATTTTAACTGGTGATAGTTTATTATCTGTTGAAAATGCTATTACAAATTTTCTTGTTCCAGCAATAAATGGTACAGGAATAAAACCTATTATAGATCCTACAATTATATGTGACATTGTAAAATCATATCTTCCTCCTTGTACTACATGTACAGGATTTACATTAAATGAAGTGCTTACAGCTATTGTAAAATCTGTGTGTGATATACAAGTTCAACTTGACACTGTATTTTCTGCACTTGGTGATCTTAATGCTCCTTATACAGTTGGATGTTTAACAGGAGTTAGTGGTTCTTCAGATACACACGATGTTTTACAAGCTACTATAAATAACCTTTGTTCTTTAAATGCAGCATTTAGTATATTAGCAGCAGACTTGACTGCTAACAATGTAACTAGATTTAATGTAAATACATATATTGCTAACTATTTAGCTAGTCAACCTTCAACTAATTCAGCTAGTGCTAGAATGGTTCCTTATTGCCCTATTGCTTATTATGGACCATTGTCTGGTTATCCAACTGCAGGAGATAGTCTTAGTTTAACAGGACAAGGTATTGGATATTGGGCTAACGTATATTTATGTAATGGATTAAATGGTACACCAGATTTAAGAGGAAGAGCTATTGTTGGAACTACAGTTATGGGAAATAATCCTTTTCCATCACAAACAGATCCTTGTGGATCATGTACTACATGTAGTAATCCATTATATGATTTAGGAGATGTACAAGGAGATAATTGTATTACTCTTACAACACCTCAATTACCAAATCATACACACGTAAACACTGCAACTGCTGTGGCAGCACCTCATAGTCATTTTGTAGCAAATACAGATGTAGTAACTACAGTTACAACATTGAGTCCTACAAATTATATAGCTAAAAAATCTACTTATGCTAGTGAAGATTATAATTTAGCAGGAACAAACACAGTTCCAACTGTTGGAAAAACTAGTAATGTAACTGAAACTATTACAGTAACAATGACAAATGCTGCTACTGGTAGTGGAGATGCTCATACTAATATTCAACCTGTAATAGCTCTTCATTATATAATGTACAAACCTTAATTAGTTATGTGGCCATTCTTACCAAAAAAATGCGATTGTCCAGACACTCCTACTAATCCAGGAACATCATGTGATCATAGTGGTCTTACAACTAATGATTTAATATATGATGGTCCAAATGGAGTGTGTTCTAACATTGTAACAGGAATGACAGCAACAGAGGTATTTCAACAATTAGATTATTTTATTTGCAGTGTAGAGTTAACACAACACATATTAGATTTAATACAAAACAATCCAAACCTATTTCCTAATTTTATTACATTAGTTAATGGGGCAATTAATTGTAGTACAATAATTGCATGTGGTCCCCCACCAACAACAACAACAACATCAACAACTATATTTATTAATTGTACATTTACAGGAAGTGCTAATCAGCTTCCAGATCCTACAACAACAACTACAAGTAGTTCTTCAACTAGTACAAGTACATCAACATCAACTAGTTCTTCTACATCTACAAGCACTTCGACTAGTACTTCTACTTCTACATCAACAAGTACAAGTACAAGTACATCTACTAGTAGTAGTACAACCACAACAACTACGACTATTCTAGTTTTCCCTTCTCGTATATCTGGAACACCTGATACCTTTGATGGTTGTGCTACAACATTAGATACTGATTGTTGGGTATCAAATATTACTGGAGCACCAGGTGTCAAAATAACAAGTTCATCAAGTATTGTTTATACTGATGCTGGTGCTACTATAGTATTTATAGGACTTGGTGGAATAAATCAGTATAAAATAAAAATTACAGGTAGTGCAGTATGTACAGCAAATGGAGTTGCTTCAGATGGTAGTGTTGCTCCTTTAGGTGTTTTATGTGCATCATGTTAATAATAAAAAATAAATAATAAAAAATAAATAAAAATATGATAGCATTAATAACATTAGTTATACCAGTAGGTGGATCTGCTGGACCATTTGATCTTTATTCAAATACAGATGGTTATACAGTTCCATTTGCAACAAATGTATCTGCTGCTATATTACAAGCTGGATATACATCTAATGTTGTTCCTAATGGAACAGTTACAATTAGAGTGATATCTTCAGGTGTATGTACAAATTCTATTGATATACCATTAAATGTACTTCCTACTACATCAACAACCTCTACAACAACAACTGTTGCTCAAGCATGTTATGTATATGATTTAACAGCGACAATCAATAATGCTAGTTGGTCAGCACAATTATGTTATGGGCGTGGTAGAGCAGGAGTTTTACCTTTTATTGGAGATACATTTACAACACCTTGTATTATAAATACATCATTAGTATTAAATGGTATAACTGCTGTTCAAACTTCTTTTGATTGTTCAACTACTACAACAACTAGTAGTTCAACAAGTACAAGCACAACTAGTACAAGTAGTAGCACTACCACAACTACTACTACAGCTGAACCAACAACTACAACCACTACCACTACTGTATATTGTGTAGCAGGAGATCTTGTTTTAGCAAATGAAACAAATGCTAGTTTTATTGATGATGTTTATGCTACTGGTTGGTTTATAGCTACTGCTACTCCTGTACCACCTATTACTACATATAGTGGAGCACAAGGTGGAACTAATGATCCTATTAGTGTAGATTTAACTATAATAGGACCAGTAAGTTGTGTATCTTTATATGTTAATTGTGTAAAAATAGAAAGTATAGAAGCGCCAGTAACAGGAACTTATACATTCTCACCAGTTAATATTCTTAATGCAGATGCTGTAACAATAACATTAACAGAAACAGGAAGTTGTTAATTATAATAATAAAAATAAATAAAAAATAAAATGAGTTGTTCAAATAATATAACCCCTTGTGGATGTGGAAGTAATCCTTGTGGATGTGGAACTTCATCAAATGATGTTGTGTATCAAGGTCCTAATTTATCATGTACTGGTGTATCAAATTGTGATAGTCTTACAGAAGTAATAGAAGAAATGGATGGATTTATTTGTGGACCAGGAATGGTTGAAAATATTATAAATAATATTTTAAATAATCCAAATCTATACAATCAGTTTACATCTATTGTAAATAATACAGTGAATTGTCAAACAATATGGAATTGTTCCACTTCTAGTACCACAACATCAACAACAACTCTTTGTCCTTGTACATATTATGAATATGTTTCAGTTGCTCAGTTTCCTGGAACATTTACTTATGTAGAATGTGATACACTTCAGCCTACAACAGTTACTGCTACTAATGTTGTTGATACAGTTTGTGTAGATAATAATTATCCAACAATTGAAGTGGGACAAATTAATGTATTAAATACAGGAGTATGTTGTTCATCTATTACAACAACAACCACCACTACATTATTTATACAATCTTTCTGTAATGAAGTAACAGCTATAGGAAAAGTGAATTTATATTGGATAGATGGTAATGGAGATCCTCAATTTATAAAGCTTACAGATGATACAATTTATATTTGTGCTCAAGTTGGTTCTATTGCATTTACAGGAACTGGTTCTATTACAGTTGTTGGAAGTGGTACAATTTGTATAACTGATGGAGAATGTGCTCCAACTACAACTACCACCACTACAGCAGCTTTACCTTGTGTTTCTTACAACTTAGAAGCTACAGGACCATCTGCTTTCCCTGGAGATACTGATTGGGAAGGTATTGAATGTAATACAAATATAACAGTGGGAGGAACAATTATACGTCCTAATATTGTTAATACAGGTTGTATAATAGATGGTTCATTATTATTAGGACCTAAAGTGTTAATAGTTGATTCTGAACCTTGTCCTACAACAACAACTACCACTACAATACCACCATCATCAACTACAACTACCACTACAACTGTTAACTCATGTGTTGAAGTAACATTTATTGCTAATACTGCATGTGATGATCTTGGGTATGCTATAATACAATATACAGATTGTAATGGAGTATTACAAACAGTTAATATTACGCTTTTTGACACGTTTACTTTTTGTTCATTAGTTGGAAGTCCTTCTCCTGAATACGTATGTGGGGCAGGAAGTTTTCTATTGGGTGGAGGTTGTCCAACAACCACTACAACTAGTTCAAGTTCAAGTTCAACCACAACCACTACTACAACAATAGCTCCATGTACAGAATGGCTATGGCAATCAATAGGAGTAAATGTTTCTGATTTAGAATATACAGATTGTGAAGGTTTACCTGCTGCAATACCTGCTATAGATGTGACAAACAATTCAGGAGTTATATGTGTTTATCCAGGTGTTACACCTACTTGGAATCCAGCACCTACTTTTGGATTTCATCAAGTAGCTAATTTCAATGTAAATTGTCCAACCACTACAACAACTACAACTGTTGGACCTTGTACTATATGGTCATGGGAAGCTATAGGATTTAATACTTCTGGTATTAGATATGTAGATTGTAATGGACAAGATGTTTATATTGATCCTGATGATATTACAAATAATTCTGGAGATATTTGTGTATACCCTGGTAATACACCAGAGTGGAATCCAGCTCCAGTAGGAGGTACTCACATATTAGGTACTACAGGTACAACATGTATAGCACCATCAACCACAACAACTACTACAACTACTATACCTTGTTCAGGATATACATTAGAAACTACAGGTCCTATTGGATCTCCTGGAACAAATGATTGGTCAGCTATAAATTGTTGTACAGGTCTTGGAGTGGGAGGAACAATTCCATATCCTGGTAGTATTGATGTATCATGTATAATTAATACTTCATTAATACTAGGACCTAATGTGGTGGTAACTGATTCTGCACCTTGTGATGATATCATATTTGAAGTAGAATCTACTTGTTGTGATATATCACAACTTGAATATGTAGGCCTACCTTATTGCACTGCTATTGGTGATACTGTATATGCTACAAATGGATATTGTTATAGAGCGTTAGGTACTTCTCTAAATTCTCCAACAATAACATTAGGAGATTCTACTATCTATACTGATTGTGTTGATTGTTTAGCTGCACATCCTTGTCTTACAACAACTACAAGTTCTAGTTCAACTAGCACATCTACTAGTACAAGTACTACAACTAGTTCTAGCAGTACCACTACTAGTACAACAACTGCAACTCCTACAACTAGTACAACTAGTTCTAGTTCAACTAGCACAAGTTCAACAACAACAACTACTACTACAGCTGGACCTACCACTACTACTACAACTACAGAATTTTCTGCACCTTGTACATGTTTAAATTTTAACATAACTCAACAAGATCTTGATGCTGCTACAGGAAATGTTTTCCATTTAAATAATACAGTTAGTATAAGTGTTGGAAAAGGTGCAGTATGTGGAGGTGGTGATTTTGGTCAGAACGTTACATCTCCAGGAGAAATAGGTGTATGTGTTCAAACTTCACAAATAGGTACAATTGAGATACTTTATTATGCAAATGATAACCCTGTTTTATATCCAGCTACAACAAGTACATACACTGTATTATACTCTGCTTGTACAACAAATGGAGAATGTGCAATTACAACTACGACAACTACAACAGTTAGATAATTTAAAACCAATATATTATGACAGTATTAATAACCTTAACTACAGCAGGAACAGATTCAGGTCCTTTTGACCTTTATTCAAATCTTGATGGATATCTATCAGCTTTTGAATCAGGGGTGAGCAAAGCTTCACTCCTGGCAGGATATCCATCAGCTCTTGTTCCTGATTATACAACAACTATTAGAGTGAGATCAAATAATGGATTATGTACAAATTATGTTGAAATTCCTGTAGAACAACCAACTACAACATCTACTACCACTGAAGCTTGTTCTAGTTATCAATATACTATAACTATATATGATTGTGGTGCATGTACACCAAATGGTGGTGGTAGTTTTGATAATTTATATCCACTTACAGTTGGTAAATTCTACTATTATCCTTTAGTAAATGCTGTAATAGAAATAATATCGTACTTAGGTTGTGGTGGAACTCCACTAGGAACACCAATATTAGACATTGACCAGGCAGATGATTGTGCTTCAATAATTTGTCCAACAACCACTACGACTACCACTCCAATATTATAATATAATTAACCTTGTTTTTGTTGGTTTAACAGGGTTTTCTCCTCAGATTTATTTCTGAGGAGTTTTTATTTATAACTATTTTAGTTATAAAGAATTAAGTCTATAACTAAAAATATTGTTAACTATAAAAACAATTTTTTATCTTTACAATATTTTTTAACTAATATGAATACATATGTCTGAAAATCAAGATTTATTAGCTCAGTTAGAAGAGCTATTGCGTATGAAGAAAAGCAAGAAGTTCTATGCTGAAAGATTAGGCATAAGTGAATTTGAAGTTAATGAATTATTAAAAGAACTTAGAGAAAAGGATAATCCTCAAATCGTAGAAAAAAATTATACAGAGGAACGAAAAGTAAATATTGAAAAGGGTACAATACAAAGTACAATTATATCTGATTTTAATCCTAAAGATGATATTGAGTTAGCTAAGCTACATAAGATAAATCTAGACAAGTATGTAATTACAAACTACTGGTCTAAGATGCTACCAAGTGGGAAGTTCACTTCCTCAATCTTCTCTAAGAGAAAAGAAGCAAAAGATTATTCACCTGAAGACTTTGCTAAGTTTTTAGAAAACTACAAACCAAACCAAGTTAAATTAAATATAGTAAAATCTACTATTAATACAGAAACTGTTGATTTAGAAATATCTATAGCTGATTTTCATTTAGCTAAGAAAACAATAGAGGGTGAAAGTATTCAAACAAAAAAAGAACAATTTTTATATGTATTAGTAGATTTATTAAGTAAAGCTAAAGCTTCTTTTGATATAAGAACTGTTGTATTTCCAATATCAAATGATTTCTTTCATACAGATAATTATCAAAATCAAACAACTAATGGTACTCCTCAAGATGTTCTTACAGGATATGATAATGAATATGAAGAAGGGTTTGATTTATTAGTTACAGCTATATCAATACTAAAAGCATATTCAGATAATGTTGAAGTGATTCTTGTACAAGGTAATCATGATAGAACTAAATCATTTTATTTGGCACATGCTTTGGATGTATATTTTTCAAACACATCTAATATTGCATTTCAAAGAGAACATTCAACCACTAAGATGGTGTTATTAGGAAATACATTTATTGGTTATCATCATGGTAATTGTAAAATAGAAGATCTTCCTTTAGTGTTTGCTACAGGAAATAATAGTGAAGCGTTTGGATGTTCTAGATATAGAGAAGTTCATACAGGAGATAAACATCACTATATGGCTAAAGAAGTTAAAGGAGTGAGAATACAACAGATGCCTAGTTTATCTGGAACAGATAGATGGCACTTAGATAATAATTATATTAATAACATAAGAGCTGGAATAGCTACAGTGTACCATCCTGTTAAAGGACGCATTGCAGAATTTGAATCTCGTATATAATACAAAATATGTCAACAGGTAGAAAATTAGTATCAGATGTTAGAAGCACACACAAGTTGCTTTCTACTGATTCTTTGATTACAGACAGAGCAATACTTAGCGAAATAAGAAATAACTCTTTATTATTAATTAAGAGAGAAACAAACCTTAGAAAACTTTGGGCAACAGATACATTGTTTACTACTATTCCTTGTTTAGAAATGTGTGAAGTTCCTCTTTCTGAATGTTGTGATTATGTAGATGAATGTACAATAGCTAGAAGTAGAGAAAAGATTCCACGTATATCAGAAGGTAATTATCAATATGTAATACAAGGAGTTTATTCTATTAATGCATTAGGTGGTAAAGGAAAGAAGTTAAAAGAAATATCTGTTAATAGATATGTAAATCTGTTAAAGCTTCCAATTATTAAAAATGAAGCATACTTTTGGATTACTAATGGATATTTATATGTTAACAATCCATTATTGCAAGCAGTTAGATTTGTAGCATTCTTTGAAGAAGATGTTCATAATGATATATTATATCCAGAATGTGGATGTGGAAAAGAATATTCATTAGAAGATATATGCATTAATCCTTTAGATAAAGAGTTCCCATGTCCTGGATATCTAGAACAACAAGTGTTACAATTAACTTCTCAAAAGCTTCTATCTACATATTTTAATATTAAAACTGATATGACAGAAGATGGAGTAGATGGACAAGCCCCTAATTCAAAAGCAACTAGTTAATAAATGGCAAGAGTAAAGGTTGAATGGAGGAGCGCAAGCAAAGATAATTATATAGATTTTTGTTCAAAAAATCCAAATATTATTTTGACATTCAATGAATGGAGAAATATTATATATTCATTCAATGAAGAATATAAACAATACATATTAGAAACAGGAGAGAAGGTAAAGCTTCCATTTGGACTTGGAGAGTTTTCAATAATTAAAAAGAAAAGAAAAAGAATAAATGATGTTAATGGAAGAGAGTTTATAAATCTTCCTATTGATTGGCAAAAGACTAAAGAAAAAGGAAAGGTTATATATAATTTTAATTACCACACAGAAGGATTTTTCTTTGGTTGGCAATGGTTTAAAAAGATAACTAGATTTAGACATTCTGATCTTTGGTATTTTAAACCATCAAGAATAACATCAAGACTATTGTCTCACTACATAAAAGCTGATGATAAGTATAAAGACTTATACAGAGAATGGAACATTAAATAATAAAAACAATGAGTTACTACTATAAATATAATTTTGTTAGTCCTGAACCAGTTTATGCCACTGTTAAAGAAGAGCTTAAAAGCTATTTTGATACAGGTGCAATAGATGATCTTTTATTTCCAACCTATCTTGATAAGTGCTTACAAAAACTTGGAAGAACAACATATGTTATTTCTGAAGAAGTTTTATATATAGAAGACTTTCAAGCTAGACTTCCTGATAACTTTTATGCTGTAAGAGAAGCTTGGATGTTAGTTGAAATTCCTCAATTTCCATATCAATCAGCTAATTCATTATATACACAAGCAGCATCATCCACTACAATACAAATTGTTCCTGTAACATCAGGAGGAGTTCCTTGTACAAATCTTGAATGTACAACAGGATGTCCTGAGTGTATGCCAGAGCTTATACAGGCTGTATATAAAACTAATCAACAAATGACAAGGTCGTATAGACAATCATATCTTCTTAAACCAGGTAATATATCTGCAAGAAGTAATTGTTCTGTAGATTATTCAAACGATTTGGATTTATATGGGCAACATGTTAATGTTGGTCTAAATACTCCAGGATCATCTACATTTGATTCATTTGACATTAGAGATAATAAAATTGTAACTAATTTTAGAAATGCAACAATACAACTAATATTCTATGCTACAGAATATGATGAAGTTGGTAGTCAATTAATTCCTGATAATTATCGTATTAGAGAATATATAGAAGCATTCATTAAATACAAAGTATTTGAAATGCTTACAAATCAAACTAATGATGAAACATTTAATCAGTTACAACAAAAGCTTGTATATTACAAGCAGTTGTATGATGAAGCATTCATTATGGCAAGTATAGAAGTTAAAAAACAAGATGTCTATACTAAACAAAGAAGAATAACGCAAGATTTAAATAGATTCAATATGTATGAACTTCCTAATAGAACAAATCGTTATGGAAGAAGAAGAAATAATTAATCATGGCAGATAATACATCTCAAGATAATACATCACAAGGAAACATTAAACTAGAGTACACTGTTGGTTCTTTAGGTTTAAATTTAGATAATAGTGTTAACCAAGTAACCAAAGGTCAATTAACATATGCATTAAATGCATCTGTTGAAAACTTTGATGCTTCTTCAGTTAATTATCAAAATGAACCAGGAAATGAATTTTGTCTTGAGTTTCCTCCACAATTTATTTTGATAGGAACACATTTTATTGTTGAACAAAACAAACATATATTTTTTATAACTAATCCTGAAACAGGAGAATGTCAGATTGGATATATGGAAAATAATGATTGTGTTTATAAAATATTAGTTAACGCACCATGTCTTGCTTTTAATATAAACTATCCAATACACAAAATTGTACATAAAATTACAAATTGTACAACAGAAATATATTGGACAGATGGTTTAAATCCAAGAAGATATTTAGATATAAATAATATTCCTTATATATTACAAGTTGGTTCTACTCTTTGTGATCCTATAGAAAGTAGTCAAGTTGATTGTAATCAATTAAAATTACAACCTAACTTTAGCATTCCTGAATTAAAAATAGTTGATGTTAGAAATGGGGGATCTCTTATTGCAGGTACATATCAGTTTGCTATACAATATTGCGATGCATCAGGTAATGAATACACTTCTTATTATTCAGTTACTAATCCAACACCTGTTGCTGATATAAATATTACCACTCCTAGTTTTAATTATGAAGTGGGCAGGTCTATTGTTATTAATATTAATAATTTAGATAGTACAGGTCAATTTCAATATTTCAATCTTGCTGTAATCAAAACAATAAATAATATTCCTTCTGTTGAATTAGTTGGAACATATTTCATTGATCAAACAAATAAAGACATTATATACACAGGACAGAATCAAACACAAATAAGATTAACTATAAATGATATATTTTTAAAATATCCATATTATGATATTGCACAAGATTTAACATCTGTACAAGATATATTAATATGGGATAATCTTACATCTATAGATAGAATTAATTATCAAAGTATTGCTAGTAAAATTGATTTAAAATGGCAGACATATAAACTTCCTGCTAATGAAAACTATGCTGATGAATTAAATGCTACAAACTTGCGTGGTTATTTACGTGACGAGGTGTACGCATTTGAGATTGTATTCTTATTAAGAAATGGAAAACAAACAGATGGTTTTCATATTCCTGGTAGAGTAAAAGGTTCTAATGAAGTATACCCAGATGTACCTAATACAAATCCTGATTTTATAGGAGATGGAACAAGTGCTCCTTATTGGAAGATATATAATACAGCTTCTGTAATTGGAGCAGCTATTGACACCCCTATTGGAAATGCTACACCATATCAATATGGTGAATTTGCTTATTGGGAATCAGCAGATACTTATCCTTGTAATATAGACATGTGGGGAGATCTTGCAAGTCAACCTATTAGACATCATAAGTTTCCAGATGTACTTGTTAGTCCAATTATTGAATCAGTAATTTTTACAAATATAAACAGTATGGTGATGCAGAATGACTCTGTATTTCCTATTGGAGTTAAAATAGATCCTGATCAAATTTATAATTTAATAAACATTTCTAATTTAACTTCTCAACAAAAATATGACATTGTTGGATTTAAAATAGTAAGAGGAGATAGAGGAACAAATAAATCTATTATTGCAAAAGGTATTCTTAGAAATGTTGGATTATATGAAAGAGAAGGGCAGTCATACTACTTCCCTAATTATCCATATAATGATGTACATCAAGATCCCTTTTTAAATCAAGTAAATAATGCATGGAAACAAGAATGTGAAACTTGGAATCTTATAATAACTAGTTTAATAAAAGATCCTGATGGTGGACCAGATTATGCAGAAGTAGAATTTTTAAGTTGTGATAACAACAAACTCACAAGAGTAAAATATTATAACATTGGACAACAATATGTTTGTGGTATGACTAGACCTGTTTTTTATGCAGGAGCAGGAAAAGCAGGATATGCCAATTATGATGTTTGGAAACTTTCATATGGTGGAGGAGGATGTGCTGGATTTAGAGCTGAATGGGAAGATATTTTTGTAGGTACGAAAACAGATTGGATAGATGGATGGGATCTTGAAGGAGTACCTGGAGATACATATGTTAAAGTTGTAGTTGGTACAATTCCTAAATGTGTTCAACATTGTACAGGTAGTGGTGGATTTTTAGGAAATACATGGGATATGATTACTGGTGGAGGTGGAGGAGGATGTGATCCTGATATAACTCGTGTAGAATCATCAAATTTTAGAGTGGATGTTAATTGTCAAGATGATGTTCCTCAAAATAGCAATGCTAATGTTTCAGCACAATATAGACATGTATTTAATTCTCCTGAAACTTCTTTTGGACAACCTTTCTTAGGGGATATTCTTAAACTTGAAAATGTAATGTTTGGAAAAGGACTTGCACATTTTGTTGAAGTTAAAAAGAATGCTAAATATAGATTACTTACAGAAGAAGCACAAAGAGATGCATTGACTAGTTCTGTTAAGGTTGCGTCAATGGTTGGTGATTTTAATGCTGGAGCAATGTTTACTGCATACCAATCATATCTAACAATTTATATTAATGGTATCACAAGAAAAAACTATGCCTATTCGTTTAACTCAATAGCTAATTATGATTATTGGAAATCAATAGATAATAATTTTGGTATCAAACAAAGAAATATTGATATTGCACAATATCTAATTCCTGGGGTTCAATCTGTAGGTGATAATTACACTATAAATAATTACCAAAGAGAATCATCTGTATATATTAAAACAGTTGATGATGTTCAAGATGTAGAGATTACATATTATGAATATAATGTTTGTAACAATAATCCTGATATTAGTACTCCTACATTAGTTACTCCTCCATTTAAAATTAATTATACTGATTACATAACAGGAATGACAGTTACAATAACACTTGTTGGAAACACTTGTCAAACTGTTTTATCAACTACATATCCTGTAAAAATAGCTGGAGATCCTGATTACACAATTACATTAATAAATACATTTACAGCAACATTAAATACAAAATTCCCATCATTACCATTGCCAGATTTTAGCAATAATATGGTAGTTGGTGGAAAAAGTTTTATAACTGATACATCAAGAATAACAATTGGAGAAACAGGAACTTGTGCCACTCCAGCACAAGACCAACCAATACAAGTTGTTTCTTATTATGCATCTATGAAAAATGACTTTGTTAATCAATGGGGTCAGATATATTCATATGATACAGTTGATACAGGTTTCCAAAGATTTAATAATGTACCAAGTCCAAATAATACAATATTTGGAGGAGATACATTTATATCTAGATTTACATTTAAAACAAAACTCCCATTCTTTATAGATAATAGAGTGAATGCTCCTGATGATTCAGATATATTCTATGATGAGATTGGTAACATTGCCTATCCAAAGTATTGGCATTCTGCAAGATCTATTTTAAAAGATTTTGACGTTAAGAATACTACAATAATGACAAACATGATTTCATTCAAAGCTCACAACTTTGATTGTCCTAATAGTCAATTACCTGCTCCTCCAGAAGAAAATCCTAATAGAACATATTATGATGGTAAGTTCTATTTATTTGCATATGGAGTGCCTAACTTCTATTGTGAGAGTTCTTATAATGTTGATCTTAGACAAGCATTTAATAATAAAGAAGGAGATTTTTGGCCACATGTAAGTACAAGTATTCCTGATGATTGGGTACAAGAAAGTTATGTATCTATAGCTAATGATAATACATATACATATAATGTAACATTCTCTAAACAGAATAAGGAAAATACATTTACACATCTTCCTCCAGATTGGACAACACAATTGTGCTATACAAATTTTCCATTTAGAGCAATCTATTCTGACACACAAAATCAAAATGCTGATGTAAGAGTTAACAACTGGTTAATATATCGTCCTATATCATTATTTGATTTTCCTCAAAACTATGGAAAGTTAACATCATTAGATGGTATACAGAACAAAGGTATATTAGCAAGATTTGAAAATAAATCATTGTTATACAATACAATGCTTACAATCAATACAAGTAATCCTCAAGCAGCTTATTTAGGAAATGATACATTATTTAAATCATCTCCTCCAGTCGATTTTGCTGAAACAGATCTTGGATATGTAGGATCTCAAAATAAAATGTTATTAAAGATTCCTCAAGGACAAGTAACTATAGATGCTAAAAGAGGACAGGTATTTTTAATTTCTGGTAATCAAGCTGAAGATCTTTCTGCATTTGGTTCAGGACTAAATAAATTTTTTACAGACCATTTAGCATTTGAGATATTAAGATATTTCCCTGATAAAGAAGTAATAGTTAACAATGAAAGAATTGTAATTCCTGGAGTTAATATAGATAATAATTTTACAGGAGTAGGACTTCATGGTGTATATGATTCTAAATATGATAGAATTATAATCACTAAACTTGATTATATTCCAATAGATCCAGATGTAAAATATGATTCTGCTACTAGAGAATTTTATGTAGAAGAAATAATTAATGGTGTTTCATTCAAGACACAAGTTTATTTAACAGATCCAGACTATTTCTGTAATAAGTCATGGACACTATCATATCATTTAAATGTTAAAGCTTGGATATCATTTCATAGTTATATACCTAATTGGTATATAGCTGAGAATAATTTCTTTTATTCAGGTAGTAATAATTGTTGTTCAGATATTGAAGGAGAGTTTCAAGCGTTAGTAGGAAATCAAAATAGAATACCTCCAGTAAAACCAACTACTTCTTCTACATCTACAACTACAACTACTATTACAACATTATCTTGTAATTTAGAAGGTGTTGTTATTGAAACATCATGTGAATTAGAAGGAGATGCAATTATAACAGTTCCACCATCAACAACAACAACAGTGTGCGCAAGACCATCAGATTTATTTACATTTCAATTTTATGGAGGATATACAATTGATCCTGATCCACCAGTTATAAGTTCAGGTACATTAAATGATGCATGTAATGCTATTGTTGTTGTAGCTGGTCAATCTTCTAATGTAACATTAACTAGACTTCCAGTACAGGCAGCATCTCTTGAGGTAGGTCAAACTGTATATAATGATCAATCTACTGATTGTACATTAGTTGCTGATGGATGGTACTTTACAAATGAAAGTTCATTTTTTGGAAATGTATATCATGTTGAGTCAGGTGTAATTTCAGAAATAGGAAGTTGTTTATGTGATAATACAACCACAACAACAACTACACTAATACCAAGTATAAAAGAATGTTGTGGAATTTTATTGAACACAACTGATAGTATTTATTATTATTCAGATCTTCCTGTGGTTAAACTAAACATCCCTAGCTTTACTTCTACGTATGGAATAGCTATGACAAGCAATTACTTATGGAGTGTAAATACTCAATTCTTAATGTGGGATATTACATTAAGTCCATTTAGTGCAACATTTAATACAGCAATTCCATTCCCAGTAGGATTTACAACTTCTTCAGGAATAGTTGCAATAGATGATGTAACATTAATTGCAATAGATGATTCTGTTTCACCACAAGATGTTGTAGAACTAACTCTTGATTGCAATGTAATTCCTCCTGCATTTACTTCTACAGTTCAATTTAGTTTACAAGTCGATAGAACTGCTATAGGTAATATGCTATATACAACTGGTGGTAAACTATTAGTTATTAATATTGATACTATATCAGGAGATAATTATATAACACAATATGATTATGCTACAGGAGTTATTGAGTTAGATTTAAATATAGGATCTATAGCTGCTACCACTATACATGAATGTGGATGTGATATATTTGTAATTGATACTAATAATGACATATATATAGTTAGCGATACATCTATAACTTTCTCAGGAAATACAGACCCTGAAGGAGTTTCATTTATATCAGCAACACAATTAAGAAGTTGTGTACCAACTGCTTTAATACAGCCAACTACAACAACATCATCTAGCACAACAACGACTACAACAACAATTCCTTAAGCTATGTCAAAAACTATAATTGTAAAATTAACAAGAGCTGGAGCAACTTCTGGACCATTCACCATCACTGATAATCTTGGGAATGTAGTAGCTACTGATGTGCCTAAGAAAACCTTAGTTAAAGGAACTACGTTTGTTGTAGACAATGCTGTATCTATATTATATATTGAATCAACAGGAAGATGTTTTATAAAAAAAGCATTTGCTTTAGAATCTTTTACTATTGATGATATTGCAAATTCAACATTTGTACAAACAGTAACAGCTTGTTTATGGAGACACTTAACAAACATTCAATTATACAATACATATTATGGAAACATAGAACCATATATAATTGAATACCCATTTGCTTATCAATACTTTGATGAAATTTTACAGAATGTAAAAGATTACACTAAGGCATATGAATATCTTCCTATACCAGATGGTGTGTTTAGTTATAACACAAAAATAGAAACAAACGATAAGTGGTTTAATAAAGCTATTCTATATAATGGACAACAGAGTTCAGGACTATTAGAACTAGTAGCTAAACCAATGAATAACCTAAGAGCAT